TGCTAACAATATTAGCAGCAGGGATATGGAAGGCTTCACAAATCTTTCCTTTCACTTGGAAAATAACTCCTAAAGTATAAGGATGATCATCAGAGACCTGTGTAAGACCCGGTGTTAAATTAGCTACGCCACCGTTAGTATAATTAGATAATGCTTGCGCATCAATTCCTGAACCGCAGTTATGAATATGTGAAAAATTCCAGTACTCTCCCGGAAGAATCGTTTTTGTAAAAGACTCTACTACTGTGAAAGAATTTTTAAAATTAGGAATAAAACGAGGTAGAGAAGTTAACTTGTTAGAAACCTCTACTGTTGTAGTTTCTTCTCTTGTAGCAGGAAGTTCCTGATTTATAGGAGTTCTCTGATAAAATTTTGGAACTCGCCCTGTAATAGGAGGATCAGAAGAAATCAAATCTGTACCATTGTAAAAAGATTCTAGTAATTGCAAACCTAAAGTATTTCTTGAGAAATTTTGTTGATTCATTTTAACTAAATGAATAGTAAATTCCATACCGAAGTTGGCAGATTGATTCTTGATCATGTACTGCTGTTTTATGTTTAAAACAACTAAGCGCTCAGATTTACCTTCGTTATTATTTTGAGAGGATCCTAAAAGACCCCAACAGTTATCACGTAGTTGTCTAGATGTGCATTGTGCTGCGGGACCAGGAACAAATATTTGTGTTGTATTAAATCCAGAGCCACCTGTTAATACATCACGTTGTGGACCTGATGTATAAGATATTTTTGAATCATCAATTGTCTTGTTTTCAACACCATGTTGTCTAGCTAGCATTAAGTTTGCTTTTGTTGGCTTATAACCAGTTTCATAAACAGTTGTATGGATAACTCTGTTTCCATCTACATTAGTTAAATGAGGACCTTTACCTTTTGTTGTTTTTACCCTAACTGGAATAAAAGGAGCTCCAGGATTAGTACCATTTCCAAAATTGGGTGTTGCAGTATACTCAGATCCTACTCTTGAACTTAAACCCTCACCATAGGTTTCATTCATAAATTTAGCTTTGTAATGATCTGGTCTCATAGGAATTATTTTTCGACGCTGTGTTGTTGTCATATTTACTCTCTCGTTAGCTGTTTGGTTTAAAAATTTTTCTTTGTGGAACAAGCCAGTTAAGTTTTTCTTCTCTAACGGCGGTAATATTATTTGTTTTGGTTTTGGTCGGAAGGCTCCGATATAATTGCCCTTTTTTTGCTGCCGTATTGAACCCACGTAAGGAATTAAGTCCGGTTTTCTTGGGAAATGAAGGCACATCTTTAGATATAGCCCCATATTGTTTATAAACTTTTGTTTTAGGTGTACTACTGCTTGAAAAAAGTTTTCTTCTTGTTTGTTTCATTTTTTATTTTTATTTTTTATTTTTGCTCACGAAACAAGGGGGACACCCCTCACTCCGTGAGCCTCCCCGACTAGATAGAGTCGGTATCACCACCGTACCCTACTGAGGATACATCGGTATCGTAATCATCCAAAGGCAATATAAAATCAGATAAGTCTTCTGCTAATCTATGGTGAAACATTCTCGTTAATGTTTTTATCATCATTATTGCATTGTTTATCCAATATGTTACTTCGTGATTATCTCTTGGTATCATATCTTCTACTGGGTATGTGGGAAGCTCAGATTCGCCAAACCTTCCTGTTTCCACATCAAAATCAACACCATAATAGTGATCAATTAATGCTTTTCCATTAGTTACTATCCATCGCGCGAATACTAAACTAGTTTGAATGTTCGGCATCTGATTCCTCTGAAAAAGCTTGTAAAAACCCCTGCTGTTTTAACCATTCAGACATTTCTAAATATTCTTCTTCGTCTACTTTTACATAAGTTTGTCCTTGAATTGTTAAAATTTCAAATTCCTGTTTGTAAATTGCAATAGTTGGTGTTAAGTTTAACATAGGTTTTTTTTTATTTTTTTATTTTTGTTGTATCAAAGGGGAGTGTCCCCTTTGAAATCCCCTCTTGAGTAAGAGGAGAATAGTGTTTTGACTTTCAGGTAAATCCATCTCTAAGTCAAAACACTATTCTCTTTTACAGGTCGGGACCATTGTGACCATCATTTTCTGGATCGGTAAAATTGTACAAGTTATATAGTTGTCTGGAGCATCTATATGCGAGCTTACACGCGTAAACCATGCGACCAAAGATGGCCATTGTGTCCAAAAAGTTATACATATATATATTATTAGTTTTGTTCGTAGTTTTCTTGTAAAGCCATAATCGCATCATAAGATAAATCAGCTAATTCGGGTGCTGGTTGTATCTCAGGACGTATATTATGCTTTATTTTTTGTTGATAACTACTTAAAGTTTTATCTTTTTGTAATTTATAAGACTTCCATCGATCCATAGACATTAATTTAGAATCGATTTCTTTATTAGTAAAAATGATAATGTGTGGTGGTTCCATAAGTAGTTTTTCGTATTTTCCATACATTGATGAGCATACAAATCCATTTTTTATATCTTCGACCACACTTATGATATCGTAAATATTATCGGACAAGCCTAATGTTCTAGGTATATCTAGAATATAAACCTTCTTTCTACCAGCAGATATAACTGCTGATCTAAGTTGTTGCGCTGTTCCAAATGCAAGTTTACAGATATCTTTCTCATAATTATAACATAAATATTTAACAAATTTGCTTTTTCCTGAATTTCCATGTTCGTCTACAATAACATTGATAGATCGGTCATCTGGTTTCGTTATAATTCTTTGCTTTAGGAAATCTATGCTATTAAATAGCATTTTATGAATATCGCATTGCCATGCGTAAAGCTTAGATTTATCATCAAATATTGCTAAATCTTGAGGGATGAAAGGACGTATATCACTAGAGTATATAGTTTCAGATACTTTACTTTCAGACTTAGAACAATATGCAATTGCTTCTTCTATTGTCCCGTGCATATTCTGTAAGGTTAGATTTTTTATGTAATCTAACTTATCACTAGGTAGTTTGACTTTTATCTTGTTTAAAATAGTTTTTAATCTATCTCTCTGTGCAAGAATAAAAAAGCCTTGATAATGTTCTCTTGTAACTTTCTCTTTTTGATAAACAAAAGTTATTGCAATGGACTCTAGAATTTCTGTTAATTTCTCATGCTGTATTAAAGACTCGTCGTTTTCAGCATTCCATGTAAACATCCATTTTTTATATTTGTGTTCTTCCATATTATTATTATACTATAATTATTGAATTATTTTTTATTTATTAAAATTTATCCAAAATCAACACCAATACCAGGGACACCTGTGCCAGAAGGAATAGTTTGTGTATTGAATGGAACATAGAATAGACCTACGTTGCCCGCACCTGCATTTAAGAATGTTGATCTAAATGAGTTTCTCAAGAAACCAATTTCTCTGTTGGCAACTGTTTGAGATGAAACACCTGTTAAACCAGTGCTTTCATTATTTTCAGATTTTACAATATATGGTAAAGAACCATTTGAAGCTGAATCTTGATTTCTCACGAAATTAGCTTGGTGTTTAAATTCGTACATAAAGAATGTAGGTGAAGTTCCAATGTGTGTGCTAACAATATTAGCAGCAGGGATATGGAAGGCTTCACAAATCTTTCCTTTCACTTGGAAAATAACTCCTAAAGTATAAGGATGATCATCAGAGACCTGTGTAAGACCCGGTGTTAAATTAG